TCTATTACATAAATGGAATAAAATACAATCAACACTCAAGACCGTTGATTGGAAAGAAGATATAAAAGAAAGAAAATATACCGATGTTGATACACTCGCTGCAGCCGCCTGTGCAGGTGGCGCCTGTGAAATCGATTTCTAAAGTCGTTTCACCCTGTATAAAAATTTGTACTTTACAAGATAATTTTTGTATAGGATGCGGACGTTCAACTCAAGAGATAGCAGAATGGTCAACAGCCACAGCTCGAAGAAAGAAACAGATACTTGAAAGATTACCAGATAGATTGCGAAGAATGTGATGAAACTTCATATGTGGCAGCGTATAAAGAACCTACTTACTGTCCAATCTGCGGAAGAAGAGCAGAAGCAGAAGAAGTTCAATCCATGGGTTAGAATAAATAGTGAGAACATGTCTGATAAAGAAAAAATGGACAAAGGTTTTAACGGTAAGACTTATAGTATAAATGGAATAGACGTAGATTTTTAATGGCAAAACCTAAATTTAAAAACCCTGTTGTTAACTGGATTGATTACAGACTCGGTCTTTTTTCTTTCTTGCATCATGAACTTACAGAATATCCTACACCAAAAAATTTAAATTATATGTGGAACTTTGGAAGCTTGGCGGGTATCACACTTGTGATAATGATTATCACAGGTATTGTTTTAAGCATGCACTATACAGCTCACGTTGATTATGCTTTTGATAGTGTCGAAAGAATAATGCGTGATGTTAATCACGGTTGGCTTATAAGATACATTCATATGAATGGTGCAAGTTTCTTTTTTATAGTAACATACATACATATCTTTCGAGGATTATATTACGGGTCTTATAAAGCACCACGTGAATTGTTATGGATATTAGGTGTGTTAATATTGCTTCTTATGATGGCCACAGCTTTTATGGGTTATGTATTACCGTGGGGGCAAATGAGTTTTTGGGGTGCTACAGTTATTACTAATTTATTTAGTGCTATTCCTTTAGTAGGTGAACAGTTTGTTACATGGCTGTGGGGTGGTTTTAGTGTTGATCAAGCTCTCTTAAACAGATTCTTTAGTTTGCATTTTGTTCTGCCATTTGTTATAGTAGGTGTTGTAATATTACACTTAGTTGCTTTGCATAAGTTTGGTTCTAATAATCCAATAGGTATTGACATCAAAGGTAAACAAGATACGATTCCGTTTCACCCTTATTATACTATAAAAGATTTATTTGGTCTTGGTGTATTTTTAACTTTGTTTTCAGCTGCAGTATTCTTTTTTCCAAATTTTATGGGACATCCTGATAATTATATACCAGCTAATCCAATGGTTACTCCTCCACATATTGTACCTGAATGGTATTTCCTACCTTTCTATGCTATATTAAGAGCAGTGCCAGATAAACTTGGTGGTGTATTAGCAATGTTTGGTGCCATAGTAGTTCTATTTGTTTTACCTTGGTTAGATAGACAACCAATAAGAAGTTCAAACTTCAGGCCACTATATAAAATGTTTTTCTGGATATTATTTGCAGACTGTATTTTACTTGGCTATCTTGGTGCGATGCCAGCAGAGGGTTGGTACGTTATAGCAAGTAGAATAGCAACTGGATATTATTTCTTTCATTTCTTAATATTGTTACCATTACTTCCTAAGTTTGAACCAACAAGACGCTTACCCGTTAGCATAGGTTCTCCAATATTTGAAGCAAGCAGTCCTCTTGTTCTAAAAGGTGCCATGAATAAAAAAGAATAAATAACTACATGTGGTATTATAATAATGAACTTTTTGAGTTAACACCAGAGGAGTATCAAGGTTTTGTATATCAAATCACCGAACTTCATACCAACAAAAAATATATTGGAAAGAAGAATTTCTGGAAACCTAAAATATTACCAATCAATAAAACACGTAAAAGAAGAGTACGAACGCGTGTCGAATCTGACTGGAAAACCTATTTTAGCAGTTCATCACAAATACAAAAACTTGTGGAGGAATCAGGCGAAGAGAAATTTAAGAGGGAAATACTAAAGCTATGTAAGACAAAAGGTGAGATGTCTTACTATGAAGCAAAACTCCAATTTGAAAACAATGTCTTGTTTAGAGATGATTACTACAACGAGTTTATAGGCTGTAGGGTTCATTCCAAACATTTAACATGTTAATCACTTTTTTGTGTACATTTACCAAAAAGTATGGTAGAATATAAGTATATAATAAAAAAAGAGGAGTTAAAATGTTTAATTACGATAAGATTATAAAACAATTAGAGTTAATGAATAGTGGCGAAAGGCTAAGATTCTGTGAACTATTGTGTGAAAAGAATGATATGTTAGCTTTTGCTATATCAAACTCTATTGAAGTCACAATGATGGACAAAGTCTTTCTTAAAAATGAAAAGAAAGTACAGGAGGAAATATGTCAAAAAAATCTAACGTAATAAATTTTAAAAAAGCAGCTGCTAAAAAATTTAATAAAGAAAATGAAATAGTCTTTACCATAGAAGGTGATGAGTATCAGCTTGGTGAAATGGTTCATCAAGCTCATAATGATAATGGTATGGAGTTTATATTTAAATTGGAAGAGTATGATGATGACGAACCAGATGGAACTATCCACTGAAGTGGATTTATTAAAAAAGCAGTTAGCAGAAGAAACTAAAGAAAAGTACGCTCTTTATAAACGTATCAAAGAGCTAAATGAGGAGATTAGTTTCTTAAAGAATAAGAGTCCAGAATTATCAAGTAATTCTGGACCTGACTATATTCAAAGGTACAGAACATGACCTTTGCAGAGATACAGGAATTAGCACCACTATTCTTTCAACTCCTCTTCTTCGCAGTAGCTGGTGCTATTCTTGTTGGAACGGTTGTCGCGATAGTAGGATTTATGCTTAGATTCTCTATTGCGATAATTATTTCAATTATTTTGATTTTTTTCCTTTACAATCACGATAAAATGTGGTAGAATATAACTATAATAAAAAAAGGATTATATTATGACAATGCACTTAATGCCAGTATATTACAACAATAACAACAGTAAAAAGCGTAAAACCTTTCGTAAAGCCGGTTGGCAAAAAGGTCAAGCCGAGCATGATGCATGGCTTATGAAGCGTGGTGTGCATCCATCACAACTTAAAAATAAAATTAAAAATTCAGGTAATAAGGCTCCTAATTACAAGGAGCATTCACGAGCTCTACCAACAAGTGACTATACAGGTCCTATTGTTGGTAAGTCCAAATCAAATACGTACACAGGTTCTTTTATTACAGGTATCGCAACTATGCACAAATCAAACATGGTTCCTGTAAATAAGAACACAAAAGGTGCTGATTATGCAACAATGCGTAGAAACTAATTAACATGTTAATCACAAAATTTAAAAAAAGTGAAAAAAACAGTGTACATTTACTAAAAAGTATGGTAGAATATAAGTATATAATAAAAAAGGGAGTTGATTTTATGTATTATACTATTTTAACAGCAATCGATAACTACGGCGGTAAGTCATTTTTTAACGGCTCAGCAAAAACTGAGTCAAAGTCTGTAGACCGCGCTATCGAGCAGTTTGCTATTCACAAGTTAGATAATGATGATTCAATTCATTCAATCCGCACTTGGAATAATATTAAGGACGTATCATTAAAAGCGGTACGTACGTAATGAAAAATCCTATCGCAAAATATTTAATGTGTGCTTATGCATATTATGAGTTAGATAAGCCACTAATAGAAGATTTTGAGTTTGATGCATTAGCAAAAGAAATCTTAGATAACTGGGATAACATAGAGCATATGCACAAATACTTATTAACAAAAGATATGTTAGAAGCAGGTACTTACTTAGGTGAGTACCCTAATATGGTAAAAGGCGCAGTCGGTAATTATATGAGGGAGAATAATTTATGAGTTTGACAGCATTAAAAGGTAAAAAAATTAAAAAGAAACTTAGAGTAAGAACTCGCACAGGTTTGGCTGGTGTGCCAACCAATAAGGGTTTTAGTTTCTTAAAAAACTATTTTCACATGGAAGTTGATAGAAAAGATTGTATCAATCAAGTTAAAACATGGGTCAAGAAAAATCATGGTCCATACGCAAAATATATCTTATCACATCCAGAATATAAGTTTGCAATGACACATGATGCAGCCACTGCTTTTTGGTACAATAACGATATTCATAAAGAATATGGCGAAGGTCTTGATAATCAAAAAGCATGTGAATTTTTGGAACACTTGATGGATAAGACTATTCTTATGATTGATTCAGGTAAAGAGTTATATAACAATAAAAAACAAGAAACAAAAGTTGTTTCAATATCACCTACTGTAAAGTTAATTAGAAAGATTAATAATACTATAATGCAAGACCTTCTTGATTTAGAAGATGCTTGGATTGATGGTAAAGAAACTGCAATTAACTTGTATGATAGATTTAAGTTTCATGGATTAACGGGTGCTGCGGTAGGTCCTGTTAAAGTTACGGTTGAGGGCTGGTTGTTAGATTATGAAGATGCATTTTATAAAAGATGCGATCAAGCTGTTGAAGGTTACTCCCACCTCAGTAAATCAGAGCTCAACCGTAGAATTAAAGTTTGTAAAGAAATGCTTTCTGATTTAGATAAAATAAAGTCTGCAAGTAAAGCATCTCGTAACGTTAAAGTTAAAGGTTCAGTAGCAATTGATAAACAAGTATCTAAAGTTCAGTATAAGAATGAAGATACTAACTTTAAAATTAAATCAATCAATCCAATACAAGTACCAAACAAATTAAGATTATATACTTTTAATTGTAAGTACAAAGTTGTTACTGAATACGTAACCAGTAGTCCAAATGGATTTATGATATCAGGTTCAACAATAAAGAACTTCGATAAAGAAATAAGTAGGTCAGTTACATTACGTAAGCCTGACAATTACTTACCAATGTTCTTATCAAAGACACCAAAACAAATTGATGAGGCATGGAAAGATATAACTACTAAAACATTTGTACCTAATGGTCGTATCAATAAAGATACAATATTATTAAGAGTGTTAGATAAATGAGTAAGATTGAAGAACAATTTCTAACAAGAGCCAAATTCACCAAGCTTATCGAAAGTACGGTTGCAGAAAAGAAGATGCCATATATGGATGCTATTTTGCAATTATGTGATAAGAACGATATTGATATTGAAGATATTAAAAAGTTTATATCACCAATAATTAAAGATAAGCTTGAAGCAGAAGCGATGAATTTAAATTATTTACCGAAAAAAAATTCTCTCGACGATGCTTTATTTGAATAACCCGTATATATATTATAGGTACCTTGTAAGCTAGTGAATGGTTGCCGGGGTACTAATATATACAAACATACTACAGTTAATATTTCAGTTAATAAGGAGACAATACTATGTCATTTGAAACATTAAAACGCAATCGCGGAAGTAACATCAATAAAATCATTCAAGCAGCAGAGGCTACATCAAGTGGTGAACAAAAATCCTACGTCGATGAAAGGATTTGGAAACCTACAGTTGATAAAGCTGGTAACGGTTATGCTGTCATTAGATTCTTACCAGGTAAAGATGGTGAGATTCCTTTTGTCAGATATTGGGATCATGGCTTCAAAGGTCCAACCGGCTTATGGTATATTGAAAACTCTCTAACGTCTATTGGTCAACCTGATCCAGTTGGTGAGTTAAACTCTAGGCTTTGGAATTCAGGTATCGAATCTGATAAAGAAAAAGCAAGAAGCCAAAAAAGAAGGTTACATTATGTAACTAACATTATGGTTGTAAGTGATCCTTCAGCACCTCAGAATGAAGGTAAAGTATTCTTATATAAGTTCGGTAAAAAAATCTTCGATAAGATTTACGATCTTATGAATCCATCATTTGCAGATGAGCAACCTATCGATCCATTTGATTTCTGGGAAGGCGCAAATTTTAAACTTAAGATAAGAAACGTAGAAGGTTATAGAAACTACGATAAGTCTGAGTTTGCTGCGGCTACTACATTTCAAGATGGTGATGAGGCTAAGTTAGAAAGTGCTTATAATCAATTACACGATCTAACCGAGTTCACTAATCCTAAGAACTATAAGACATATGACGAGCTTAAGGCAAAGTTAATGAGAGTTCTTGGTGAGGAAATGAACGTAGGTGCTTATACGGTAAAAGAAGAAAATAAGATTAATGAGCCAGTTGAATCTGTCGCTCCAGTAACTGCGGAAGAAGTTGATACTTCTGAAGAAGATACTATGTCTTATTTTGCAAAACTTGCCAAAGAAGACGCTTAAGGCGAAAAACAATCTTGTAAGTCATTATTGAACTTATTAGTAATGATAGGAGCACTATTATTTACATTAGTGCTCCTTACACTATTGTCAATAACAGTATTTTGATTACCAGCAGTAGCACCTCTTCTTCTTGTATTTCGAGTACTAGTTATCTGTGGTGGTTCACTTTGTAAAGTATTATTTCTACCAAGTATAGTGTTTACTTTACCAACCTGTGCCACTAGCTGATCAGTCTTAAGATTAGGATCAAGTAATCCTCCACTACCTTCTTTACCAAAAGTTATCTTACCAAGTTCATTATCAAATCCAGCAAACGATAAAGCACTACCAATAGCCTGCTTTATTCTGTTTCCAAATCCTGTCATTTGATAAGTACCACCGTTTGCCATAACGTTTAAAAGTTTTCTTGTTTCAGATAATGTTATAGCTAAACTTGAAAACGATTTTGAAAATTCATCAATGTTAAATCCACCGGCTACCTTGTTAAAAGTTACCATGAATTTAGAAAGTGCACTACCTATTGTTCCTAGTTTTTGTCCGAGATTATCTGGTAATTCTTGTAACGGCTTCATAGAATCAACCATGTCTCTTATCATATTTTTTCTTGTAGTCTTTTGGTCTTTAAAATCAGTACCAAATAAAAAATTCATTACTTTCTTAGCACCATCTACAAGACCATCAATAAGTTGAACACCACCAGTTCCAACCATTGCTGCAAATAAAGCAGGTCCTATACCAGCTATCGCACCTATTTTTTTAAGTAATCCTTCACCTTCAATTTGATTTAAAGATGCTAAACCTTCTGCAATATTAGTAACTAAAACTTTAAACGCGCTACCGTCTACTCCAAGTACTGCTCCAAGTTTAGAAAAACCTGCTAAAGCGGTAATAAAACCTCCAATACCTAATCCTATTGCAGCTAAACCTACACTAGCAGCTGCGGCACCACCAGGAAAAAGAGATATTAGTGCACCACCAGCCATGGCTGCGCCAAGAGCCAAGAACGACTTGGTACTAAAAGCATCTAAACCTCCAGCTATATTTTGTAAAAGTTTTTTTAAATTTGCTCCGCCATCACCGTCCATCATTTGTATCAACTTATCTGAACCTGCTAAAGCTGTAAAGAAACCTGCAAGACCTATACCAACCGCAGCCAATCCTTTCATTGTTTTACCTGGAAATAAAACACCTGCAGCTAAAACTGTTCCAAGAGCTATAAAGGCTTTAGTACTGAACGAACTTAAACCTTCTGATAAATTTATTAATAAATTTTTTATACCTTCACCGGCATCACCCTTTGCCGCTGGCTCGCCA